GGTCCTGAAGTTTTATCAAAATCTGGACCGTAAATTACTATGCACTCTGAAATACTTTTGATATCTACGCCTTGATCAAAAGTAATTTGAATAGTAGCGCCCGCTGGAACTGCAGTAGCTCCACTATTTGGATAAATTGCTGCTATTGATGGAGCCGTCATCTTCTTCCCCCTCTACTTTATTCTCTTCTGGATAAACTATCTTTTTAATTACAACCAATTCAAATTCGCTTTCAATATCACTAAAAGCTTCATTCTTAATCTTCTTTCTTTTAGCAAAATCAACAGCGATTACTTCATTGTTTTTAAACCAAGTCATTAAGTACCCCTTTTCGGAGTCTAACAAAAGAGGGGGATGAGCGTAAACTCATCCCCCTCAATTGCAGGATAGCTAAGCTATCAGACTACAGGGGTACCAGGAGGTAGAGGTATGGTAGCGCCGCTAGCATCGAGTGTAGCGTTAACCTGACCGTTCCAGTAGTTGCGATCTGCCTTGACGTTGCGGAAGACGCCAACACCTTGACCCTCGTGCTTGACGGCAAAGCCGTAACGCTCGCGGATCTTGATCTTGGTTACATCTACGTTCTCGTCACGCCACTCAACAGTCTGTGCCTCTTCATCAACGAGGTGGAAGCCTACGTTACCACCGGAGAGGAGGAATACATCGCCAAGGTTCTGATCAACATCGAAGGGAACGAGAGGTGAAGCAATAACCTGGAAGTTAAATGGCATGTATGGGGGTAGGTTAGGTACTGAAGTTGCCTGCTGGCTATAACCAGTTACTGGAGTTGCAGCACCGCCTGGTGAACCAGGAGGAACGATTGAACGACCAGTGCTTGGACCCATTGCGCCCATACGACCGTTTGAATAAGGATCGCGAGGACCGGGGTTGCCGTTGTAGGGGTTGAACCATGCACCGCCACCGTGAGCTAGCATCATATCGCGAAGGATTGGATCCTGAACGAATGAGTAGAACTGGAGTGGGTGAACAAGTAGGATGTTAGGAGTAAAGCCTTCCTGAGACATGTGAGCAAATGCTCTCATGAGGTCATCCATGGTCATGGTACCGTTACCGCTTAGTGTACCGCTACGACCTGAAGTAACACCGAAAAGTGACTGTGCAGGGTTAGCGTTATCGTAAAGGGTGGTGCCTAGAGCCTTGAGGAATGAAGCAGCTTTCTGCTCCTTGTGGCGTACAAGAGCCTGACCCATTAGGCGAAGGTTCATTGCCATGATATCCCAGGTTGAGTAACGGAGTGACTCATCTGTGAAAGCAGCAGCAATACCGCACTTACCAATGTAAGCGGTGCTTACTGCACCGCCAACTTGGAAGTTAACCTCTGGATACTGGCCATGCTCTTGGATATCCTGAGCATAAACAGCACCCATAGCGCCTGCAAGAATCTGAGTGTTCATGCCTTGGGCTTGAACGCGATCATATAGACCAGTGATTACCATGTTTGGCTCTACTGGTTCACGAATGATGATCTCAGTTGCTTGCTGGAGTAGTGGGGTGATCTCTGAGCTACGAACTAGGTCGGTGTTCTTTGGTGAAATAGTTTCAGCAAAGGTTGACCACTCAACTCTTTCGTTGCTATCAGGAAGGTGACCTCTATTGACGATCATATCTGCTACATAACGAGCAGCAGCATCCTGACTTGATGGTAGGTCGAGAGCGCGACCATTAGCTAATTTAAGTTTCATTTTAATCTCCTATTATGCGCAGTTAACGGAAACAATTAGAACCTTATCAGCAACAGTTTCCTCACTGAGCGTAATAAGATCTGTGAAGCCCTTAGTAGCGCTACCAGGCATCTGGGCGCTTGCATCGAAGCTGCTGCCTGACCAAGCAGTGTTTACTCTATCGAGTAGACCGCGAGGCTGTACGTGAACTGCTAGAACACGACCAATGTGATTAGCTGCAGTACCAACAACAAAGTTTGAGTATTCGTCGTAAGTAACGTAGCCGCCTGGAGCAAACTCACCAACTGCTGAAACCTTGTGCCATGAGGTTGAAGCACCTGCAGCAACATGGAAATGATAGCTTAGAGAAGTAGCGCCAATTGCTAGAGGAGTAGCACCGGTTAGATCCCAGCTTGAGTAAACAAGAACTAGACCTGCATCTGCATCAATGAAGAAGTCACCAGCTGCTCTTAGGCCCTGAACTGACTTCTTCTCGGTGAGGAGTACACCGTTTGCATCAACAAATGGAGTACGCTCAGTGTTACGAGCAAGAGTTGCACCGGTACCATCAGTCTGTAGAGCATAACCAACGACAGGGCTGCCTGCAGTTATGTAGAGTGATGGACGAGTTGAATCTGAGTAACGTAGAAGACCAGCAAGACGAGTTGAAGTAAGAGCTAGGGGGGAACCTAGAGTGTCTGGGGTTGGCCAGCGTCTACCATGTGTGGGTGTAGTGGGGACGTAAACAGTTGCGCCTGCAAGGTTAACACCTGCAACAGAGACAACTCCACCAACTGGCATCTGCATCTGTACTTGTGTAAAGAACTGAACGAGGTGCTGCTTCTGATAGTTGTTGAAGTTTAGACCACGCTCTTCATCGAACTGATCACCAGCCCAATGGTAAACGTCATAAGCGCAAACACCAACTGGATCTGAAATGAAAGTGTCAAGAACGATTTGGCACTCAGCAAGAGTTCCACCGAAGTTGGCACCTAGAATAGTCTCGTCAACTAGACCTCTCTGGAGTAGAGCGGTTGCGGCTTCTAGAATAGTTACTACATCGGCTGCTGCTACTGCAGCACCAGTAATAAGGCTTTCAGTTTTAGCAGCTACGTCTACTGAGGTGTACTCAACAAAAGTGTCAGTGGTTGCTGCTGCACCAGCAGCAATTGCTTTGTAACCTGTGGGGCAAACTCTACCAGTGATATCAAAAGAAACGACCTTACCTGATGAGATTACGAAGTAGTCTTTTGAAGCGTCACCCTGCCAAACAACTGGGAGCCATGCTGCTGGCTTAAATTCACCAGCAGGAACAGCGATACCTGTAGTTGGAGTAACAACTACGTTGTTTGGAGTAATGTTATCCATAACATCAGTACGGGTACGGTAAGTACTGCTGTATCTTTTAATAGCCATGAGTTATCTCCTGTAAATTAGTAATTCTTTGGATGGAAGTTGCGTGCCAAATACTGCTTATTGCTTAAAAAGTATTTCTCTGCAGCGACTTCCCCATCTGAGCTCAAGATTTGTTTATATTTATCTACAATCTTTCTTTCAAAAGATCCTAAACTTTTAACACTAGTTCCTTCTAATGGAGAAGCTCCATCATCTGAACTAGCAACTGAAGGGTTATCTATTACAACGTTCTTTTTGGATACTTGGTTTGTGTTGTTTTCTTTTACATTTGAAATACTATCAAACCATTGTAGTTTATCTGCAAGCTTTGTCTCACTTTTTTCTTCAATTTTTTTATCACTAGATGCAATTACATGTGAGAGAACTTCATTTAGTTTCTCTTCAAGCTTAGCAATTTTATCTAATGCTTCGTTATAAGCCGTTGCTGCTTGCAGATTTGCGTTGTATTCATCTTCACTAATCCATCCCATAATAAGAGACTCTTTATCTTGAGCTTCTTTGATTAGCTCTGGACTCCAAGAATCTTCTGAACAGGAGGGTAGGTCCCAACCGTTTTGTGTAGACTTCCTACACACACAGTTTTTAATCTTTGTATAAAGTTCATCAGAAGCAAACTGTTTAGCTCTTGAAAGAGCTGCTACTGCATGAGTTTTGTCTGGTACAGGATAGCTTCTCTCTGGACCGCAAAACACAGATTCTTTAAGCTTCTCTCTTTCTGCAGCTGATAACTCTTTATCAAAGTTAACTTCTTCTTCCTTTTCTTCTGAATTGTCTGACTGCTGCTCTTCACTAGAATTTTCAGTATCAGATGATGCTTCATCAAAAGAAGCATCATGCTCTAACTGTTCTTCTTCAGTGGGTTCAACAGCAGCTTCATCAATTACTTCAGTATCAGTAACAGATTCATTTTCAGTGTCTGCTACTTTGCTTCCTTTCTTAAACATTTGTGTTTCCTTTACTTTTCTTTGGATGACCAGCGGGTAGCAGATCATTATCAACTGTATACTTTGGATTACTAGGTGAGCCGCTTCTAACAAGTTTTAAGAAAGCATTGACCCTTGCCATAGCCCACCCTGCTCTAGACATATTGGGTCTATGAGTAGATGAGAAAGCTCCTGCTCCTCTTCTCCAAACAGACTTAAGCATACCTAGAGTAACACGCTTACCTTTTTCATTTCCATGCTTTTCATTGTGTTGGCTTACTTTTTCTTTTAGAGCCTCTTCTGCGGTTCCAACTGCAATACTAGTATTTCCTTTAGATGCTGAACCTTCTGGATTCTTTTCTGATCCTTTAATTCTTTCTGAAGGTTTAGCAGGAGTCTTTGCTCCTTTACCTTCAGGAGAAGATCTTTCAGCATCTGCGTTTTCTTCTTCAAAAGAAGAGTCGTTACTAGCAGATATTTTAATTGCCCAGTCGATACCAGTAGTTCCACCCCAGCCTAACCAAGCTACATAACCTCTATCTTTCCAAGGCTCTGATTTAAACTCTGGGCTAACTTCTGCATTCTTTCTATGTCTGTTAAAGCTAGCCATTCTCTTTACAGTAGAGAGACCTATTTCTGATTGTGAAGCAAGTTGGCGGGCTCTTGCCCAGCCAACAGGTGTCATACCTTTTACTTCTGAACCATACTTATCTTTCCACTCTAATACTTTGCGAGCATTACCCTTAGCACCTTCAGGAACTTTAAACTTCTTTTCATCTTCTAATAAGTCCTCTGTTAATGAATCAATACTATCTTCACTAGAATAGTTTTCATAAACTAATCTAATAGTCATTTGCTCATTACCAGATTGAGTAACAACATCTGCTTGTCCAGTAGAGTGTAGTAGCTGCATGGCCATTTCTGGAATCATCAGCATGTGATCGTACTCTTTGGTGTTAGATTCGGAAGGATCTTCTGATCCTTCCTCTTCTTCTTCGCTTAGTAGATCTTCGCGTAACCCATTCTTGCTGGACCCATTGCCATCTTCTTCTTTGTTGTTGTCTTCTTCTTTTTGCTCATGCTCACTTTGGTTGACTTCATTGGTTTCTTGGCTTTCATTAGTTTCTCCTACTTTATACTTTGAATCACTGAAAAATACTGTAGTCTTGTCAACTGCAAATGGTCGTAGGTCATCGACCTTAAGACCATCACTCATTTCCATTGAAAGTATTTGAGACAAGTCATCGGCAGGAGTGTTAACTACTGAACCTTCCAATACTTCAAATTTACCAGTAACGAAGACACATAGTTCATCGTTGTAAATTCTTCCATGACGATGCTCGCACATATCTCCTGTAGCCCAATCAGAAGCACACACAGAGCAAACGTGTCTGTCAGTAGTACTTCCTGCTGAGAAGGTAATGTATCTTCCGTCTAAGAACTTTTCGATAGCATCTTTATCATTAATTTTTGCACTAACTCTCATGCTGCCTACACCTGGCCAGTTCTTTGAAGTTAGTAACCCGTATCTTTTAAGTGTCTTGTAAATGCGATCAGGAGAATCTTCTTCAAATGCACGCTGAACTTCCATGTATTCATTTACATTAGTGAAATATCCAAGAGCATTCTCTGAGTTATCTATATAGTTCCCACCTAAAAATCTACCTATTGGTTCTGATTCTTGATCATGATTCCTGATAATAGGTTTAGGATAAGGAGTAACCAATGACTCTATACCAGACTTCTGTCCATTTACAGTATAGATTCTATTGTTGATTCTTCTACCTGAGTGACTTAAATCATAGTTGATAATAAGACCTCTAGGAGTTGAACCTCCTATAAGAGAATCAATGATTGATATTTTTTGTCCGCTGCTCAATGTAGAGAATGAGCTATCGGGTTTGATTTGCAAGAAATCTTTTAATTTAAAGCTGTTCATATTATTACCTGTTAAGGTTTTGTTTTTACTTTACAGAAGTAAAAACATCAATGCAAGTTTTACTCTAAGTTAGGACTTGTATTCTTACCGAATTGATTCTCAGGCATACTTGTATTTTCTACTGAGCCGTCAATAGAAGCACCTGGAAATTTTAACAAAGCTAATGGCTTTTGGTGTAATTCGAAATTAGTCTGAAGCTCATCTTCTTGACTAAATGGTTTCTCACCAATTCTTTTTCTTGCTTCGTTTTTGGTTAGTAAGTTGTTATTAAATAATTGGGTTGCCTGATTCTCAATCTTTATTTGCTGCTCTTTATCTACGGAACCAAATTTAATACTTACTTTCTTCATTGGATCGTGAAGATCAAATTCATATCCACCTTCTAAAAGCAGTTCTTTAAATACGTAGAACTCAACAAAGTTTCTAATTATTTCTTGTAGTGCTTCTACATCTTGTATTGCACTCTTAGAAAGAACGTTAGCAGTTGCTCTATTAGCTGTATCGCTTTCACCCATGTCTACAGAAGACACTCCCAAACCAGAGAATACTCTTTTCTTAAAGTAGTCAAGGTAGGATTCTATTTGTAATGCTTTACCCTGAGATCCAATAGCGCTGATCTTGTGTCTATGATCGGAGACATAAACACCACCTGCAGGCATATAGTCTATAGACTTTCTAACGATCTCTGTCTCTTTATAGCCATCTGGGCTATATCTTTCTGGATACTCATCAGTACCTACAGTGTAATGGAACAGAGGGAATAGATTTGACTCTATTAGCTCTTCTACATTCTCTTCTAATCTTCTTAGAAGAGAAACATCTTGTAGTACTGGTAAAAGCGCTGGAGTCCCCATAGTGAATCCAGGCTTCTTGTTGTCGTAGAAGTGAATGAGATCTTCTGGGAAAAACTCTTTTGTTTCTCCACTAGGTGTCTCTTGTAGAACCTTTTTTATTTCTCCATTCATTTTGCTTTTGAAGTAAAGTGTTTCAAAAGGAAGAATGAAGTAAGCTGCTACTGGATCAATTTCTTTACCAGTATAAAGAGTTCTCTTCTTTCCAGAAGAGACCTCTGGGTCTCTGGCTTTAACCCACATACAGTTAGAGTATCTGTCTAAGTCAAAAGCAGTTTCTGTTAGAAGAATGTAGAAAGGTTTGTTTTGGGCGGTCTCTATTTCAGAAACTCTTCTCTTTACATAGTTAACGTACTCTTCATTAAAACCAACGATCTCACATCCAGAGATTAGAAAGCGATTGTTCTTTTTCTTTAAAGCTCTATAGATGTATGAGTCAGTATCTTGAGCAATAGAAATTTCTTCTAAATCATATTCTGGTTTATACCAACTACCTCTATGTCTCTCTGCATAAGAGATACCTCTATCTTTAACTTTTTTAATAACGCTAGGTTTGTTAGCATCAACAAAGTTCTTTTGATAGCCAGTGGGTTGAGCTTCGTCAGTAATAGATAAAGCTAACTGTAAGAGTTCTAATTTCATTTCATTACCTATCTGAGTTTAAGTCCAGAGATTTTTTGTACAGATTCTTTAAGCTTCCTGCTTCTTGAAACTTCTTCTGAAGTTCTATTGGTATCGCAAGAATCTAATGGAACTTTAATAGTATAGAGATCTGTGTCAGTTCTTTCAATCGTACCATTATCTGTCAACTCAAAAGTCATATTAGGGTATTGTCTTTCAAGAGCTCTTAATACTAGTTCTGGATTGTCCTTTAAATTCTGACAGTTTGCATGTTTTAGTTCTATCAACATCTTTATTAGTTTAATTAAATCAATAATAAGAAGTATCAGTCCTAAAGACTCTACATTCAAAGAAAGCTTTGCATTGAACATTGCATTCAAAGAAGTTAATGCAAACAATATTTGATTGAAGAAATCAACAATATATTGTCTTGCAGTTTGTACTGCAAGAATAGAAGTTTTAAATACGCTAATCTTAGATAAATCAAATACTGCTTTACCTTGCTCTTTATCTTTCTTTCTCTTAGCAAAGAAAGAATCAAAGGTATCGCTAACGCCTATATTGATACCTGTTGGTATATTAAATTTATTCTTCTCTACACTCTGTGAAAATTTAGCGCTGTCATCAACTACCTTTCTTGCAAGTCCAAATCCTAAAGCTTGGAATCCATCTCTTTGAGTTTCTCTAATAGCGTCAGTTTTAGCTGCAAAGTCTGTATCTTCAAAGCTTGCATTGGGATTTGTTTTGATCTCTTCGTTAACAGATTTAAACTGCTTAGGGATGCTCTCTCTTTCTTTTTCTTCATCATAATAGCTTTGCCATCTATCATTACCCTTAGAAGCTATAATTGAAGATGTTGGATTTGTTTCTCCATCAAACATTCCCATACCTGAACTTAAATAACTAGCAGCAGATATAGCTGTATCTCCAAGTTCATCAGCAGCATCAATTACGCTTTGTATTGATTGCAATGCCCCTATTACACAATCTAATGGGGCTACAATAATCTGGACAATCTGTTGAAGGAAAGATGCTATTGCATCAATAATCCATTTAATTAATGGACCCAGTAATGCGGTCCAATCTAAATTAATATTGATAGCTAGCATCATATACTTTTTAATAAGCATTGCTAGCGCAAGTAAAAGCGCAACTAGATCAGGTGGACATATCCAACTAAATCCATCAAAGAAGTCACAGAAGTTGGCCAAGAATTTAGCAGGGTCTAACATATCGTTAATCATGTTAATTAGATCTTCGATATCATCAAGGAATCCCTCTAAACCTATTAAAAGGTTTAGAGGTTTTAACTGCCAGTCAAACTGAATCTTAAGATCACAGTCCCAGCACTCTTGTAAGTAACGTAAGATGTCTTCATCAAGACCAAGAATATTATCTGGATTCTTACCAAGTAACTGCTGTAATGGTCCGTCATTACCAGGAGTAATTGTATAGTTGAGGCTCGCATCTCTAGAAGAGTCGCCAACATCTCTTAGTAGTGTTTTAAATGTTTGCTTCTCTGGACCCTGATTAACATCACATCCACTAGTAGTTGTACTCTCAGAACTGCTCTGAGCAGTTTTATTTCTATTTGCTTCTCTTTCTATGTTCTTTCTAGTAGCGTCATTAGCATCTCTAGAAAAACGATCAAAAGAATCGAGCATATTATTTGTTGAGTTAACAACAAAGCTTACTCCTTTTACTGGCTGCCACATAGCAGCAACGGTACCCTTTCGAGTACCTGATTCTATTGCAGCCTTTCTGTACTCTGTAGTTAAGTCTGAAAGATATGCATAACGATAGTGCTCTTCTTTAATTCGTGCCATTAGTCATCACTTAGATCTATTAGATCGAGATACTGCATCTTAGAAGATTTACCTTGCCGAATCAAATCTCTGTAGTCTGCTGCTTTATTCATTGTCCCGCCCATTTCCCAGGGATCAATGTTCTCTATTCCTTCTGGATCTATTACAGAGATAATTTGCTCTATAACTGAAACAAAGTCTTCTCTAGTAATAAAGTCGCGCCCGATCTTCATGAAGAGTCTTTGATAAACTTCTTCTAAAGCTTTTGGATCTTTACTACTTTCTTCTTCGTCAGGAGCATAATTCTTTGCTGTGTCTTTAAGAAATCCCATATATCACTTCTTCTTTAACAAAGAGGTAAAGTCCTTTGCATCTCCAGATACATTATCATTTTCTTCTTGCTCGAACATACTATTACCATCTTCTTTTTCTAATCTTTGTTTCTCTTCAAGCATTGCTTTGTATTGAGCAAAAGTTATTTGGTTAAGTCGTTCTCCAAAAATGATACGAGCAAATTTTCTAAGTCTAGGTTTATCTGAAATATCAAAAGTGAAGCTAGGCTGGTCCTTGTCAGTTTCTTGCTGAGAAATAATAGATTTCTCAGCAAACTCTAACTTGCGTGAAATAGAATCTAACTTGCTTCTAAGTCTTTTAATCTTTTCATCTACTAATGTGGACTCTTCTTTAGTTAAAGGTTTTTGAACAGATTGTGGTCTGTTGCCCTTACCTATTTGAACTTTATTAATCTCTGATTGTTTTTCAAGTAATGTTTGTCTGGCAGTTTCTTTAATTCTGTCCATTTCAACAGTTACTGCTCTTGTTAGATTCTCTGTATTGTCGGAGAGTTCTCCAGAGAATATATCTGAGAAGATTTTATTAAAGTCTTTGTTAGACATTACGCTCCAACCTTTCTTATAAAGTATGAAACTTTAATCTGCATATTTGTTTTAATCTTAGCTGGTTCATTACCTGGACAGTAAATTCTTATCCATATTGGATGATTAGTAAAAGTATCTGCGGCTTCTTTTGAACCTATATCTGGTATCTGTATACCATCACCTGAACGTATTAAATCCCACTCTGTTTCAGTAGGTCTTCGTTTACCATATATTAGTTTTACGCCCCATCCAGTATTACCAAATTCTCCTGAATCATTATAAGGTCCAGTAAATTGTGGTACTAGTTCTACATTAGTGTAGTAAACAGATGAGTCTTTGTTTCTTAAATAGAAGAGTTGTTCATGTGAGTCTCCACGATGACCATCATGAAAAGATCTTAAAGGATCACTACTGAAAGGTTGATACTCTTCATTTAAGAATATGAGTTGCTGAGTTGCCATTAGAAACCGTTACCTCTTGAACTGTTAAAGCCTCGCTTTTTACTTTCGCGTTTACCGCCAAAAACAAAGCCTGTTAATCCACCTCCTGCTAACATAGCTGCTCTGTTGTTGTCAACGAAAGCGCTTGTAGCGCTTTGTAACCCTTCAGACATTTTCCCTGCTAACTGTTTATTTGAATTCAAAATATGTCCGCCTCCACGTATAGCTAAGCCACCCATAGTACCAGCCATTGCTCCTTGACCAAATTCTCCACCAGTAGCATAAGAAGTAACACCACCTATTAATCCGCCTGCTCCTGCAGTTAATGCAGTATGCATAGCATTTCTATCTAAATTGTATCCAGCTATATCTGCTGCCTGTGTAGACCCGACTTGAGATCCTGCAACTGGCATATTGCTTGGAGAACTCGTCGTTGATTTTGAAGTTGCAGCTTTTGTTTGTTTAATTTTCTCTTGAACAATTTGAAGAGGAATATTTGATTGATTTCTACCAATAGAAGCTTCTCTTTTTTCATAGAATTCTAATTTCCGTTGAACTGCAGCCATTTCAGGATTTAGATTTCCACTGTCTACTTCCATTTCAAATAAACGCTGTTCAACTTGTCTTTTCTGCTGCATCTGTCTGACTTCAGATGGAGCAGGCCTAGTATTTATTGATGGTACACTTCCTTTTGGGGTGCTGGCCGTTGATCGTGATGGCAAAACCCTTCCTTTTTTTTCTGCAAAAATAGTCCGTTCTCGCTCGTATTCTCTTGCGAAAGCTGGATCATTACGACGGAAGTGCGCCTGATAATTATCTTCTACCCATTTCATATCAGGATATCGCATTGATGGAACTCTTACAGTTACTGCTGGTGCTTGTACTGGCTCACTTGCCATATTTAATGCTCTACGTATTAAATTTGCTTGTCTTGACATAACTATCTCCTTAAACTATTTGTTCCAGCTTCTACTTCCTCTATTTGATCTTCTTGGACCAGAACGTAAAGGAGTAGAGAACTGATTCTCTTGTTTATTAATTGATTCAAGTATACTTGGTTTAGAATCTTTTTTACCATTTCCAAACAAGCTTCTAGAAGTAGGAGATTCTTCCGTTTTCCAAAGTCCTTGCTGTCTATACTTTTGCTTTATTGCTCTATCTTCTTCTTCACTACCATTACCTCTTATAATTTTTAATACTTCTAAAGCACCAGGTAAACCAGCTCTACGTAATGCACTTACACTTTTATTTGCATCTTCATGTACAGAACCCCAGTTATAGCTCTCTTCTTTTTCTTTAGAAACTAAACCTGGAGTTGAGTAAGGTATTTTGTTCTTTGAATAAACTGATTCTTCTAAGGTTAGTGCGGCCAAGGCTAACATAGCAGCATCCAGTCTATGGTCTCCGATAGACTGCTTTTCCATACCATATACAGGTTTGCTAGTAGCTGCATTTCTTTTAATAATCTTGTAGTTCTGCAACTGCTTTGTTAAGTTATCATCTGAATTTGAATAGATAAACTTTCCGTCTTCCATAATTCTGATAATGTTTTCTACTAGATAATGCTTACCTGATTTAACAATAGTCTCGCCGTTAATAGGACTTTTAAGTTCTACATTTCTGGAGAAGTTAAACGAGACCAACCTTTCTTCTAATTGAGCTGTCTCTTGATCCATTTGAGTCTTGTTTCTTTTACTTTTTAAGTTATGAGAAAGCAGCTTAAGATCTTCAATAATTGTATGGCCGTAACCTTCGTCTGCATAGATATAGCTCGGCTTCCACTTATAGTTAAGTCTAATTACTTCTTCTGCCCATTTCTTAGCAGAGTACTCAGAAGCAGGAACGTTGATAGCTTCAAGTGTTACCCAGCAACCCTTCGCTGCTGAATAACCTACAACATAGAATTCTGTACCTGCATTTTTGTTCCAGTCTATCCCTATACTTTTAATTAAGTCTCCTGCATCAGAAATACCAGTTGTCTTCTTTACATACATTGGATCATTTGTAGAGTCGTAGTCATACTCAACTCTTGCATTCTTGATCCAAGACATTTTGAATACACCGTCTGTGCTATCAGGGAATGCTGCCATATATTCTGCAACGAATCCATCTTTAGTAGATTCTGTTTCTAACTCTTCTTTAATCTGACTCCAGTGTGGAAGTACTGTAGAAGGGTAGTAATCTTCTTTATATTCTGGCCTTTCAGTACACCATTCGTAGAACTTACCTTTTTCACCAATAGGTGTCGAAGTAGCTAACATGATTGTATCTGGACGAGTAAGCAAAATAGGAGTTACTACTGCTTCTAATACTTCTTCTGGAATCATATCCATTTCATCTAAGTAAACAATATCAGCAGACTGACCGCGCATAACACCACCGCCAGATCCATCTTCTTTAACTCCTACTCCTGATACGAAGCCTGAGATCTTTGCTTTGCTACCATCTGGGAACTCAAACTCCATTCTAAAAAAAGGAGTCTTTACATAGAGGTTGCCGCCAGAATCCGTAGTACAAAAAGATACTAGTTCTTCATTTCTCTTTAGAAGAGACTCTATTTCTGCAAAGATGTTAGATATCTGTGACTGATAAGGAGTAACTATCAATATACTTGGGCCAGACTTTATATCTTTGCCTTGAGAGTTCCTTCCTTTATTTACCTTTAAGTTAAAAGCATAATAGAGAAGCTTTAAAGCCATAGCAAAGGTCTTACCTGCACGGCGACCTTCTCTTACTACCATTCTACGAGCACTACATCTTAATTGTTCTTTTTGATAATTCCTTAACTTCCATTGTTCATCTTTATCTGTAAAGCCGAACATTAGTTCTGCCCAAGCAACAGGATCAATGGTAGAAAGAAGTATTTGTGCCGCTCTTTCAAACGGTATATCTGACTGTAACGCTATCTCTTTTGCTTTAGATAAACTTCCTTTTGGAAGCCCCTCTGCAATGTAACTACACTTAATAGCGTTCTTGCCGTACTTTATCAACTGCCTTGCTTGGCAGTTGATACAAGTTCTGTGTACCTGCTTCTTGATATCGTACTTCTCAATTAAGCTTTGTACTACTTCTTCAGGTAGCTCTGCTTCTGGATTCTGATGTTGATACCCGTACTCATTCTCTATATAAAGCAACTTTTTAATTTCCTCTAACATCAAAACCTCTTGTAATTAGAGAAGTAATCTCTATTCATATGTAAGTAGCCGGCTTCTCCACCTAAAGCACTTCTAGCATTAAGGTGAGATCTGTGCATAGCTTGTACTGCTCTTGATCTCTCTGTATATGCGTTTTGTGTCATAAAGCTAGCCATTGAGCCCGCAGTATCTATTCTTCTTCTCATCTGTTGGTTTACATAACCAGCTTTAAGAATTGCTCCACCTTTCTTTACTACTTCGCTTCCAGCATAAGCAAAAGCTGCTCCAGCAGCAATAACTAAGCTAGAAGTACCTCTGCCCATTCTGGCACCTAAGTATGCACCTGCAAATGCTCCTGGAGTACCTAAAGCTTCTTGTCCTAAACTCGCTCCAATTCCAGCACCAGCAAATGTTTTAAATCCACCAGCAAGCTTACCTACTGTACCTATTGCTCCAGTTTGTCTAGCTGCTACCCCTGTCATTGTAAATCTACCAGGCATAAGCTCTTTTGTTAAATTGGGACCATCAGTGTAAGAGGACATAACTGCAGAGTTAACTGCTACGTCCCATACTAGAGCATCTTTTAAGCCTGATACACCATTCTCTTGATATCCGGTATAAGCCATATAAGCTGTTGAACCAACAGCAAAAGCTGACCCAGCTGCAGACATCTTCCAATTTTTAACTGATCCAACAATTTCAGGCATCTTAAAAGGATCATTTGCATTAAAGTGAAATACTTTAGGACCTAATTGCAATAAACTCCCACTTGTAGGGGTTGCTCCACTTTTAAAAGTTGTATCAGCGAGTTCAGCAGCAGTTAATGGGTTAAACCCCATACTTCCTCTGAAACCACCCATTAAATATTCTCTAAAAGCTTCAATCATTCTTACATCCTATAATGGCCAATTGGACTACTAAACATTTGCTTTAACTGATTTCTCTGAAGCATAGCTGCTTCCTGTTTACGTCTTTCTTTATCTACGTCGTAAGTTTCGTAAGTGTTTAATCTTCTCTTATTAAAGATTGAACCTGTCGAGCCCATACTGTCAAGGACTAGCGACTTATCTAGATCTCCATATCCCATCTTTCTAGATAGCTTGTTACTAGTACTCCCCTCTCTCATTTGCATAAGTTTGCCAGTCTCAAATTTTAACTGTTCAAGTTCTGCTCCACCTTCTTTACTTGTATGGTTAAATAGTATTGGCCTCTTATAGTCATCTTGAAAGTTAGATCCTTTTAATCTTCTACCTATATCTGCTGCTTCCATTGCCATATCTGGAGTATATAACCCCATATCATCTGCTGTTCTCATTAAACTTACAGCTGACATTAGTGAAGCATTCTTGGCTACTTTTTCTGGATTAACTAAAGTGTTAAAGGTAATTGTGCTACCTGAAGACGCTACTACATCTCTATATGCTTTGTAGTAGCCCTGTCCCCACATTTGCTTTTCAGAACCTTGAGCTAATTTCTCTGTTCTAGAAAAGATAGCAGGGTTATAATAGTTTCTTGGGCCGCCTCTGAACGGAAGATAAGCAGCCTTACCTTGTCTAACCAATTCTAAGTTAACGTTAGTCTCGTCCTTGAACAAGAAACCTACAGTACGACCATACGTGATGTTAGATGGATCTACCAATAGTTGTAGATTACCCCCACCGTTTAACATTGCTTGTAATGCTACCTTAGAGTTCTCTGCTAAAGGCATTGCACCTCTATTCTCGTGAGCAGTCTCAGGAGCATCTATACCTGAGAAACGCACACTCATAGGTGAACTGAAACCAAAGAAGGAAGATATAGAGTTAATAACTCCTTTCTTTTCTAAGGTAATAGTGTCTGCGTCTTGTGCAGTTAACTTATAATTAGATAAGTTTACGTTAAGCAGAGTGCCTTTACTTAAACCTTCATATCCTTGTGTCTCTACGTAGTGACCGTCAGAAGGTATCGTATACTTCGTATAATGGCTTTTAAATCCATTTAGAGAGGTAAGTATGCCTATGTTCCTGTTGAAGCCGAAGGCAGCCATATAACTGCCTATACTGGACTGTGGATCATAGTGTGTGGCGCCGAAGGCTTTTCGATTATACTTCTCTCTTTCGTTTAATAGATCTTGATGTTGAAAGATTAAACTAGAAGCTACAGGTCCTTGGTATGGAGAACCGAAGTCTGTCATCTGGTGTCTTTGGGCCGCCCCTACACCTTGTTCTTGGAAACCACTACCAGTACCTGTTGCTTGCTCTAAACTAGAAAACTCTTGTTGCAGACTTAACCACTTCTCATAGTTCATTGTACGTACTGTATCAATGCCTTCTTTTTCTTTCTTGAAGGAGTGTCTTTCACCTATAGTTAAACCTGCTAGAGTTAAACCTGCAGCAAGAGCGCCTGCCCCCTTTAGTATCTTACCTGCATTACCTTTTAATGCTTTTAGATCTTGTATTTGAGAAACATAATTCTCTGCTTTTCTAAATTGAGATGGTACGTTCTCTTCTATTGAACGTATGTACTCTGCTTTTCTAGTACTCATAGAAGCTTCTACTTTCTTGAAGTGATCTTCTATGTATTCATTGCCGCCTTCTACAATGCTTCTTAGATGTGTTCGGTAACTGTCTAAATTATTTTGAATTGTTGTTTTGTTTTGCGCGTCTATAAACCCTTTATTTACAAAGTCTTCTTGCATCTCTTTATAGACTTGTTGAACATCTATTTCTGAATAGTCGGGGCGCGTAGATATTGCTTCTACTACTTTATCTAAGTTTGTAAAATCTCTTCTTTTTCCTGGTCTTGCATAGGGTATCTTTTCTATAAGTCCGCTTCTTAGTAATCGTTTATTGCTGCCGAGTTCATGTCCTCCGCTTTGATATGTAACTCCTTCATTTAGGAGATCAAGTGCAGCACGAGCTATATTCTGTCTTGCAGAACCTTCTTGTAACTGGTCTAGAGATTGTTTGGCCGCGGCGTATCTCATCGCTGAATAGAAGGCGCCCTCTCCTCTCTTAGCTTGCTCTATTAGTTCAAGACCTTGAGCTGTACGTCTTTCTACCTGATCTAGTGCATCTGTTTGACGTAAAGATTCTCTTAAAACTAAGTTCTCTGTGAACGAAGAGTCTGCCCAGGCTGCATGTAACTCTGGCTTTGTCAAAAAGTTAAAAGCTTCATCTGCGTTTTTAGCAATAGAAAAGCCGTATAGTCTTCCCTGTATATCCATAGATAATTGACTGGGAGCTTTACCAGATATGAAATTCATTTTTTGCAGGTAAGATTGTTGCGCGCGAACCACATCAATAATGTCTCGAACATCACCTGCTTTTGTGTTTTCTAGAATTGCTTTATAAACGCCTCTCCAGTCACCTGTAGAGTAACCTCTATAACGTGCTAAGTTTACTTCTTTACCAGTTACACTAAATAAGTCTGAAACATCTGTTGGGGTTTCAGTTATTACTTGTCGCAAGGGCGACATTTCGTTTAGTTTTTTGGCGGCCTCTGCTTTCGTCATAGCGCCGATTCTTACTTGCTCTCTTACTGCTTCTTCCATAGCAGCTAGCTTTGCACCTAACTGCTTAGATTCGAAGTTAGAGTTAGCGATCCAGATTGCACTTTCTCCTAACTTTCTTGCAAAGTTAGAATTGTTAGTAAACAAATCTTCTATTTTTACTCGATGTATATTAAATACATCGACTTCAGCACCAATCTTTCTGGCTTCAGCTAGTGCGGTTCTTTCGTTCCAGTTATCTTTAACTGTTTTACCGGGATTGTTAGCAAGCCTATTAGCTAAATCTGCTAACCAGGGATACCTGCCTTCCTCTACCCATTTCATAACTTTGGGTAGGCGCTTTCTCATTTCTTCTCTTAAATCATCATCAGACATACCTCTGATTTCAGCAATAGTTAGCCCTAAAAGAGTTTGGCTCTCTTTCCCTTTCTCCATTAGAAGCTGAGCTTTTACTGCATCTGCCCATGTAGCATCAGAGCCTAGTTCTCTTAGGCCGGGGTGTACTCTATGCTTATCACTGGCTTTAGAAGAATAATTAACGAAGTCTTGGTTTTTATTTGCGGGCTCTACAATTGTTAAGTTCGGCGCAATTAAATACTGGTTTACCTCTTTAGTGGCGACTCTATAAAGAGACGCCTCTTGCATACCTACGCCTCGTTCGAGACCAAAGGTTTCGGTGTCAGCAATAACTGCTTGTAAATATAGACTCTTCCAATCCATTTACTACAACCTACTTAATTAGTATTTTATCATCACTATCTAATGTAAGTTCTTTAACTTCATCTACTGTATTCAGAGCCTCTCTTAACTTCTGTATCTCTACCAATATCTTAGACTCAGAATTATTCCCGCCCATCTTTGCAACCCAATCTGCTTTAGATTTCCTTGTCTCCATCAAACGATCTAACCACTTCTCTCTTCTCTTCTCTAAACGATCTATCATTTCTACAGCAGGGTGCAAAGAAGCTTGTTCTGCTTTCTCACCATTCTCATTAAACCCAATAATATCTACTCTCATAAAATCTCTACCTTGGTTTGATTTATCTCCAACAGACATAATCATCAAGGCTCTATTCTTATAAAGATCTATAAGTGCTAATTCATTTACTATAGACATTTCTATAGGATTATTAGGATCTACATTTAAGTGTTTAACGTAATCAACCATCTTTTGTTTGATAAAGAATTTCTCTAAGATACATTCTCTTCCTATAGGGTAAAGAGTCTTGGCGCCGTAAACCAGCTCCCCACAAGAATCTCTATCAGGTATAGGACACTTCTCTATAAACGGACACTTCTGTGGCCCCATACACATGATTGGGGCCACAGCCTGTAACCCATTATGTATACCATTCACTGAATTACTAATACGGTTCTTTTTATCTGGTGTTAAAGAGTTATAGTAGTTAAGGTAATCATCTTCTACTGTCATAAGATTACTAATTAACTCTTCTTGTGTCTTAACCAAATCAGTACTAGTAGTTTTCATTAAAGACTTAGACATTGTTATCATCTAGGTTAGAGGAAATATTGGCGCCGGAATTCTCAAACAAAACTTCTATCTGCTGAATAAGTTCAGGCGAAACAATATCAATATTATCTTTAAGATAATCTAAAAAACTAGCCTCTTCTATTACAGCTAATTTAGAAGATATCTGAGCATAAGTACATTGCATTCCCTTCTGAGATCCATCTGCTAACTTACAAACTCTAAACAAATGAGTACCAGTAATCAGTTTAGCCAACTCTACAATTCTCTCTAACTTTTTAGAAACCAAGTAATATTCTTCGTAATTCATAAAATCCCCTATATGGAAAGTAAAAATTATTTTTTAAATATTTTACAAAAAGCCTTATAGGAAAGCGATATTTTTTCTGAAAAATTTTTCAGAAACGAGAAATAAGTCTGGGTCGAAGTTTTTGGAACTAAAAGCAAAAAGCAAATTGAAATATAGTTATATGGTTGGGGAGGTTATTTTACTGAGAAAATCTCACCCCGGATCCTAACGAGCCCACCCCCCTGTGTGGCAGTTCTCTTTTTTTTAACGAGAACAACAACACAGGAGGTTCTCATGGCAACGCTTGCCTTGGTCGCGTTCGTTTGCCTCTTCTCAGTCTGCCTGCGGGTGGGCTGGAAGAGCCTGCCAATGTAGGGGAAAAGCTCTAGCTTAACAGTTTATCTGTTAGGTTAGAGCTTTTCTTTTTTTTAACGGATCTAACTCATCCACAATCCGAAAGGGTGTAACCATATATTTCATATGGTGTGCACATGAGGAATCACTGAGTAGATCTTTGGAGGTAGTATGATCAAGGTTGTCGATTCCCACGGGCGGGAAATGGTCATCAAGAAGGAAACCTTCACCTTCCTTGCCATCAAGGGTGACGTGGTGGTGGCACAGGTCACCATCACCACAACTCGCGGTTGGGCTTTGGCCCGCCGCGACTTCAAGGCATTGCACCGCCTTACTGACGAGGAGGTGGAAACCATCTGGTAGAAGAAAAGACCCCTTTACCGAAAGGTAAGGGGGTCTTTTTGTTTTTTCTTTTCTTTTTCTTTTCTTTTACATGGAGATGTGTCCGCACATTTCCACGAACAAGACCCCTCACCGGGTTAAGGTTCTCTCTGTCTCTACATACTGATATGTAGTAGGCAGAAAGATATTTCAGCGTTATACGTCAGAACTCGTAAGAGTTGTTGTAGCGCTGACCGGGCGTTGATCTGTAAAGGTCTTCCGTTCCCTGGATCCCGTCGTGAGACGGTGTCCCTTACCTTAGATACCTAAGTAGTAAGAAAGGTTGAGCAGAAGAAACGATACAGTGTGGTTAAGCGCCTGAAGGTTTGTCGCAGCCCTAGAGAAGAAAGCGACATGACTTAGGCCACTTGAAAGGAAGTGGCTAAAGCAGTGCATATTCGTATGCACTCTTACTGCAGATTGATCCCTGCAGTGTGAGCTCACCACTAGAATGTGAGATGGGAGAACTTAACTTCCAGAAACAATAAAGCGTACACGGACCTGATCAGTCCGGAGTTGGTAAAGAACGAGGTGTGGCGCATTCCTCCTGTGGTTTGCGTGCG